CGCTATAGGCAACCCCGGCCCATGTGGAAACTACGGACGCGGACCTCTCAGTCCACGTGATACCATTCGGCGACGTTTGGACTCTGTTGGTTCCGGTTGAAGATACAGTCACAAATAGCGAAGCCTTATCACCCCAACACACGGAGTCAAAGTCATTCGCGGCGGAGGGGGTTCTACTGGTCCATGTTTGACCATCTGTGGATGTTTGAATGAATCCACCATGGCCAACGGCGCAAAACAGAGCAAGCTCCTTGCTATATGTAATTGACCGCCAATCATGATTACCGGAAGATGTGTAGTCTGTCCATGTTGCGCCACCATTGCCAGAGATAGCAACGTCACCAGACGCTGATTGAGAGATGGCAACTAACAATCCTAATGTGGTAGAGAAGCAAATGGATTTATATGGCATTCCAGATGATGCTACTAACGTCCACGTTAGACCGTCCGAAGAAGTGGCCACACGCCTAGTCCCGGATGACCCCACGGCACAAAAAACACGATGAAGAGAATCCCATGCCACCGATTCCCATTGGAAAACCTGCGGTATGGACCCGATAGCCCAGATTGATCCATCCTTAGAAACCTGACTAGATCCAGTTGAGTCAATGGCACAAAATATGCCTAGGTATTCAGACCAACAAATCGAAGTCCACTGACCCGTGTTTCCTAAAGACAAGGAACCCATAGCCGAGGTTTGTTCCGCCCCATACCAGAACGGATCAGGACAAAAGAACACCACGCGCATTTTCTGGAATGAATCCTTGTAGTAGGCGTTGGGGTACTCTACCGTCATCGGAACCACGTCAATAAACCGGTCGTAAGTGGTGCCATCATAGGCATAGGCAAGCTGTCCGACGAACGTGGAATAGTTTGAGGTGAGCAAAGAAGTGTCGGGCATAAACCCCATGCCAACAGGTGACATGCGCTTAGACAGGGACCGCTTGATGGTGGTCACTTCCGATGCACCTTTCGAGTTCGCGGCCGGTACGTTGATAGCGCATTCGAGGGTAATCAGTCGGGTGTTGAACAGGGTGCGAATCATCGACGAACCCTGTTGAAACGGCGCTTTCTGGGTTTGCATCTGTGGCGAATCCATGCCGAAACCAGTCGCACCGAGTAGCAGAATCTTGTCCGTGGTATCGGTGCCATTCCCGAAGGTTACCGAACCGTCAAGCCCTGAGAATGGCGTAGAGTTGGTTTGCGTAAAAATGAACCTTCTGGCCATCATGCGACTCCTGCGAATGCTAGAGATTCTTGCGTATTCTTGACCATGAACGCCGTCTGGATCGGGTCTAGTGGCGCGTTGGATTGAATGGTGATGTTTGTATCGCCCCTGGTGATCGACGAAGCAAACGACTGGCTAAGGGCCGCTGATTGACTATGCGGAATGATCTGAGCACCACGAGGGATGTTCATTAGCTCGGGACCCTGTTCTCCTACCCATGACAAGCCACCCGGGGCGGAGGGAGTGCCGGAAGCAAACCCGGGGAACAGCTTATTAATTTCGGTTACCGAGGTGTTGGCCTCTCCGTAAAGAGATGCAATAGTTCCTTTTATGCTTGCAATCTCTTCAGACTGGAAACCGTCTTTCAACGCCTCAGCTATGGTTTGCCCAACTGCCTTGAACTTATCAGCAAACCCCCCCGCCAAAACGGCCGCGTCAATGGCCATGTTTCGCAAGCTATCCATGATAGACTTGGTAAAGTCGACTTCGGACAGCCCCTTACTTAGGGCGTTGGTCATTGTGGAAAGAAGGGAGTCTCCTGTCTTCTTGTATCCATCTTGAATTAACTTTTCAGCGGCCAAGATGTCAGCGGCTTTCTGAGCGGCAATATCCGCTTGATCCTTCGCGGCTTTCTCTGCGGCCTTGGTTGACGCATCCAATGCATCCGCTTGATCCTTCGCGGCTTTGGCAATTGCGTCCTGAGCCCCGCTAGAAATTATTCCTCTACCCGCGAACAGTTCGTTGATCTTGGTGATAGGCACCAAGGCATCCGTGTACAGCTGATCAATCGAAGCGCTGATTGAGTCTAGTTCACCTTCCTGAAAACCGTCTTTCAAGGCTTCTGCAATCGAGACACCAATGTCCTTGAACTTCTCTTGGAATCCACCCGCAATAATGGCGGCTTCGATGGCCATGTTCCGTAGCATGTCCATGATCGACTTCGAGAAGTCAGCTTCTGAGGTGCCTTTCTTGAGAGCGTCGGTCAAGCTAGTGGCCACCCCATTCATAGCCCCCTGGGCGCGTTCCTCAAAAAGCTGAAGGTTGTAGACGACTTGGCCTAATTCGGATTGCATTTGGGTATTGAGAGCCGATATGGCCCCTGACCCGAGTGATGCGACTAGACTTGACTGCTTGGATAACAGGTCTTTGAGTTGTCCAGACCCCTCGCCTCCCCATTTTCTTACCCATGCTATCGTTTCTTCCAATGTCCCATTGAAGGTCGTCAAAACATTGCCCATGTCAATCTTGAACGCAGTAGCCGATGTGGCGTTTGCTATTTTAAGATTTTCAGCATTGATGGCATCAGTGAGAACCTTATACCGATCAGAGATTTTCTTCTTCTCGGACTCAACCCGACTACTCTCAATCGAGATATCAGCAGTAGTTCTCTTGACCTTCTCAATCTGTCCAGCGTAATAGGCTTCAATCTGGAGAACACTTGCACCGATCCGTTTCGCCTCTTCGATAGCCTTGTCACGCTCTTTTTCGAGCCTTACAACATCGCTGTCAAACTTGGCTTGATACTCGTCTTCCAACTTGTGAACCGCGTCAATGCGCTCCTGTTCAGCTTTCTTTCTAGCGTCTTCAATCTTTTTCTCGGCTTCCGTCTGACCACCAAAGAATGACGTCCACGCATCAGCAATCAACGCCACACCAGACACGGCGGCGGCGATATAGTCACCCTTACCCAAAGCGGCGGCAAAGTTGGCGGCGTCATTGGCCATCTCTGACAGACCCGACAACACCTTGGCCATGTCCTCGTTTCCGAACTTGGCGAACGACTTTGACAGGCTTGCGAAGTAGGTCCCAGAAGTCTTTAGGGAGTCTTCGATGTCTTTGAATGACTTTGCGGTCTTGGCTAGGTTCTCTTGGTAGGTTTTTTCAAGATCGTTCGCTGAGGCTTGTTTGAGGAGGGCTTGATTCCTGTATCCCAGGACAATCTGTTGTCCAGTCTTCTCGACTTCTAGAGCATGGGAAATGTCGCTGGCATTATTGGCAATCGCACCGTTTGCATCCTTGTACGCTTGAACCACGTTCCAGACATAGTTCGCCTGTTCCTCGGTCTGAGCAATCACTTCCTCATTGCTCTTACCGATGTACCCTACTTCAAGGTTCCAATGTCTGAGGTAGTCAACAATTCCGACGTAGTAGCCAGTCTGTGCGATCGACTGCTGTTTTAGTTGTTCGTTTGTGGCAAGCCTATCATTTTCCTCATTCTTAATTCCGTGTTCAGGGATATCGCTTCCACATTTCCTCAGTAAGGTCTTGATTGATTTTTAGCTGTGTTTTTGCATTGTCAGTGTTGGCCTCGGCCTGAGTTCGCCCAAGAGCCGTTAGACCATTCTGAGTTAGATATTCCTGAGAAAGCCTTTTTTGATATGCCGTGGTTTCAGAAGAATTGAGTAGTATGGCCGCTGTTTGGGCCTTCGTAATACCAGAATATTCAGCCGCTAGTTCAAGGTTTCGATTGAAATCTAGACTATACTTGTATAGCGTCTGAAAATACCCAGGCATCGTCTGTACTTTCTCGACCAGCTTAGTAAGCTCCGCCTCGGTCTGCACGGTTCCTTTCAGTATGTCTTCAAACTTCTTCCTGGTTGTTGTCAGCCCATTCTGATTAGCTTTATCAACCTCGTTGGCGATTACTATCACGCCAGCAATGACAGCCCCAATAGCCGCTGAGATAAGTCCAATGGGGCCAAGTGCTGTAGTAAAGTTCCGACCAATGGCCATAGCCGCTGTAGAGACAGTAACTGCCGTCAAAGCAATCGCCGATAGTTGACCGGGGATGACGTTCAAAGTGGCCGTAATGCCCTGAATCGCTGTTTTGACAGGCCCGTTGAACGCTTCCATGGTTCGGCCCAAGAAGGTTGCCGATGCGTCCTGAAGAGTCGTGAACGAGCCAGTAAGCGTCTTCGCATTGGCGTCCATCATGCCGTAGAACTGACCCCCCTTAGATGTGACCGTTTTGAACGCCTCAGCGACTTCATTGGCCGAAATACCACCAGCTTCCATGCGCTTGCGAAGTTCGGCCATCGACTCACCAGTCTTTGCGCTGATGGTCATTAGGGGGTTATAGCCAGCATTCACCAACTGCAATAAATCTTGGCCTTGTAGCTTCCCCGCTGCTGAAATCTGAGCAAAGGCTAGAGCAAGCCGTTGCATCCTCTCTTCATTACCACCAGCTACGTCACCTAGCATCTTGACGGTCGGGATAACCTTGTCACCGGCAATCCCGAACTGAAGCAACGTGGTAGTGGCCGCCGTGACACCGGAAAAGGTCAAGGGAGAATGGTCGGCGAGATACTTCAGGTCCCTGAGCTTTTGCTTTGCATCGTCGACAGAACCCAACATGATCCCGAAGGACACTTGGGCGCTTTCCATCATGGCGTTGAACTTGATGCCATCGACGGCTAGTCCGATACCCTTCCATGCCACGGCACCAAGGCCCACCATGTCGGTGATCTTGTCCATGGCGGTCTTGGTGTTGGTCTGGGCCTTGCCTAGAGCCTTATCAAGGCCAGAGGTGTCCCCATTGATTGCTACTAGCAGTTCACCGATCGTCATGGGGACCCCCTCCTACCACATCGCATTGCCCATCTCAAGCTCTTTCTTCCGTATGGCCTTCGGGTCTACCGCCGCTTCGTCTGGGTCTTTCCCGCCCATGTAACAAGCGGTCATGTAACCGACTGCCTTCGCCTTGTTTCGTTCAGCCTTTTCGTGCTGCTCGATCAGGGCTACAAGGGTTCTGACATTCCCCTCATCAAAACGTTCCTCCGACCACCCAAAAGGAACGGTTGCCATGTACCTGAGGGTCCACCTCGATCGTTTCCACCCTCGCTTCCAAGGCTTCGATCAGTTCCGAGAGTCCATGAGCCTCGGCTTCGACGTCCGCACCGTCAAGGAAAGCCTTGGCATTGCGGAGATGTTCGAGCGCCCCGGCCACCTTATCTTTGACCTGGGGCAGATACCGAGACTTGGCACCGATCAACGAAATCACGATGGGCGTGATTTCGTCCTCCATCATCTCGTCAAGGATTCCTTCGATCTTCCCGGCGTCCATGTCTGGCAAACCGATTCCGATTTCAAGAACCTTTGCCAACGTCGGATAGTGGTACTCGCCCATGACATCCGAACCATCCTCACGGAAGGTCATCTTGGTCATGGCCTTGATCCAACCGCCGAACTCGACCTGGAGTCTCTTCAAAGCCTTGGTCGGAAAAGTAACCCGGTATTCAGTTCCCCCAAGTTTGGCTACCACATTGTTTTCCACGCGGATGTCGATATCTTTCAAGCTCATTTCGTCCTCCTCAGGATCAAAAGGTTGCCCCGGAGCGAATCCCCGGGGCCATGATGTTAGTCAGAGGTCCAGACGGCACCAGTCTGAACAGCATAGACGCCGTTCTGGTCATGGATTCCGTTGTAGGTCACAGAACCACTAACAGCCACCGCGCCATAGGCCACAGTGGGGGTGAAGTCGACCACAACAGTGGCGGTACCGTTACCCGAGGTGATGGCGTAGGAACCGGCCACCGGCACCGCATTGGTGCTCTTGTAGGTCGGCAAGTTCGCCGTGGTCAGGTCAGCGGCGGCCAAGGTGATGTTCCCGCCACCGGTCTTGGTGAAGGGCTGGTTGAAGAAGTTAGCAAGGAACGTAGCGCCAGCGTTCGCGTCGTCGGTTCGGGTGATGACCCTGTACGTCTGATTGGCGATTAGCTTGGTGGCAACGCCTTCAAACATATAGGTCTGGAAATCGACCTGAGCACCTTTGGTCTTAGCGTCTTCTTTGGGGACGACTAGCTTGACCTTGGGGAGGCAGAAGTAGTCATAGACCGGACTTCCACCCTCAGTCCCAGCCCGAAGCCTCTTACCAGAAAGAGCGATATAGGGAGACTGATCGGTAGTCTTCTCCTGCACGGCTCCATTGGCGTAAGACTGACCAAGAATGGTTGACTTCACGTCGTTGGGGAGGTCGGCCCATCCGATGGAGAGCTTCATGTCTCCGACAGTGGTAGCGATGAACGCCAATCCGTCGTCGGCGTACAGGTTCGTCGAGTTGCCACCCGGGTCAAACGAAATGTCGAGGGTATTGGGGATGTCGATCCCGGTGCCATAGGTCGGCGTGCCTCCGGTTACGTCTGAGGCCTCGTCGAGAACCCAGATCTTACAACCGGATGCGCCAATCCTGGGGCGAGCTGCGTATGCCATGATAGGCCTCCTTAAACTAGATCAGATTCGAGGACTCCCATACGGGAATACCTCATGCTTACGTGTTGCGTTTTACCGCTCTCGTCGCCAATGGGTTCGCGGAAATCCAGCGTGAACAGAAGCCCGGTCATTATCGCGTCAACAGCAGATTCGATCGGGTAGGTCAAAGCCTCGTTCGTGGCGTAAATGTCCAGGGTAACAATGAAGTCATTGGCTTGGGGCGCGTTCTCCCAAAAGTCCATGTTGGACACCGACTGCTGAATCGAATACGGAAGCGAAGGCAGCATGGTGAAGTCATTCGGGAACAACCTAACAACACCCTCACCACCAGCTAAGGCAGCGGTCAGCGTTGCGTCGTTGGCCAACTTCGGGTAGATCCATCCTTCGCCGTCAAGAAGCACTTCGAGCCCCCTTCTGAGACAACGTGGACTTCAGTTGGTTTGCGATGGCCTTGAAAATGGCGTCTCGGTTGGATACCAGGGCCGGGAGCAGTGCCGGGTGGGGCATCGTGCCCTTCTCGGCAATGCTGTCCTGAATCGCCTTTGCAATGGTCTTCTCCACGCCACTTTTGTACGAGCTCCCCATTTTGTTTGACGCATAGGACGAACCCGCCAACCCCTTGCGCCGAACCCAATTTAGGATGTCTTCGAAAGGTACGTGCCTCGGGGGCCCACCAAGTTCAACCTCAGCCGCATATCCCGTGTTTGATCCGACTTGAGCTTGCATGTATCGCTTGCCATCGATCAGCCGGTGAGACGCAGATGCTCGAAGCAGCCCTGTGGCAACCTGCCCCCCCTTGGTTAATCGTACTTTGTAGTCCCTCTCGACGATCAACGCGGCCTTGGTTAGTCCTTTGGCAAGAGATGAATCAATTTCCACACCAGCGGCCTGAAAATTGGTCTTGAGGTCGGCAAGTTGAGTGGCCATGGCCTTGGTCATACCGTCACCGAACCAGTCACTAAAGCCGTGACAAGGCCCGTGGAACTCACCGTCGCCTTGGTGATGTCTGAGGATGTCCACGTGATCGAAGTGTTAGTAGGGGCCACGGGGGTGAAGGTTGCGGTGAGTTGCTGAGTTGCCAAGGGGGCGAGTGTCACGGTAGCCGGGGCAATTGAAACGCCGTCAACAGCAATCGGGGCGGTTGCGCCCACCACGGGAATCAACAGAAGCTCCCAATGAATCGGCCACGGGTTGATACCACGGATTTCAAAGTAGTCACCAACTGAGTCCACGATCCGATCCAACAACCGAGCATTGGAGTTCGGAGCAATGAACACGATTCTGGAGTTGGCCGAAAGGTCAGTCTGCCCCCACTTGGAAGAGTCTTCCGATGTTAGGGATTGAGCTTGGACGTCGGCAAGAATGCGCTCAGCAACGACGGGGAAAGTGTTCTGAATCTGACCATTAGTCGTGTTCTTGCCCGTGACCTTCTGGTACAGCTTCACCTCAGTTAGGTTGATCATGCGAACACCCACTTGCGGTACTTATTCAGAATCAAAGCGTACTGATGAGGTAGCCCGCCGTTGATCTTGAACCCATCGGGGGACACCTCGCGCACAGACTGCCAAGTAAACGAAATCCCGCCCTCGGTATATCCTGTCAGGTTCCCGCCGAAATTGTTCGAGGCAATCTTCTGGTACAGGTCGGCAACCATCATCTGGCACACCATCGAAATATCAACGGGCAACGGATATGTCTGCATGGCATCGTCGGGCAAGTTGTACCCGGCATTGTAAGAGACTTCAAGGTTGATCTCTCTAGCGAAAGGATCACCCGTCAAACCTCTCAGGTAAGGGGCTCCAGTCCAACCAACTCCGCGGTAAATCTGACCGCAACGGATGTACTGAGCATAGAGGAAGTAGTCCACATCGACCACCAAGGCCACGCCATCTTGTTTGACGTATGCAACGGTGTGAATCGGCCAGTTCTCGAGTTGCAGAACCTGAGCTCCACTTGGGGCCAGTTTCTCGATGTAGTCGGCAACCCCGAGAGTCCGCCCAAGGTAGCTTTCAATCTGAGCCGAAACCCCGGCAATCAATAGGTTGAGAATGCTGTCCTTAGTTGTCACAGAAGAGGGGATGTTCAAGGTGAGTTTCATGTTGGCCAGCGTGGTAAGGTTACCCATCACATCCTCCTTTTCTGAAAAAGCCCCAGAGCGACAACCACCCTGGGGCCATTGCGACTAGACCCTAAGGTCAGCTTCCGTAGACAACAGAGGTCGAATCGACGGCCTCAATGTTCTTGGCAATCGTGGCGAAGTCGGCATAGTTGCCGTCAACGTCATCCGCGCTATCTTGGACCTTGAGAACCACGGTGAAACCAGTGGGAACGCTCGGGCAAATCCCGGCGGCGTACACAATGGAACCACTCAGGTAACCGGTCCGGTCATAGCCAACGCCCTTGACGGTGCTGGTCCCGATGGTGATCACAGGAAGGATCTGCTTGACCCCAAGGGTCCGCTGAATGTGATTTCCGTACATCTTGTTTCTCCTTTGCCTATTAGCTTTCGGCCAATTTGGCGGTGTAGGCGATGAACGACGCGGTGTGCCGAATGTTGTAGTCCAACCGGCTCAAGACCCGGATGAGGGTCTGGTCATTCTGGTAGGCCGAAACGGGAGTGCCACCGACGATGTAGGTAGCTTCCCGGCTCATCTCCACTTCAAGGGGAGACTGTTCGCCGATGATGAACTCGGACCAGTCACCGATGAAGAACTGAACGCTGGAAGTCGCGTAGGTTCCGGTATCGGTGAAGGTACAGTTGTTCGACACGGCATAGGGGATGCCCCGGATGGTCTTGCGCTCCATCATCTCGGCGAAGAACAGGAAGGCACCGGTCGAAGTCCTGAGGTTCATCAAGTAGGCTTCGGCGGTAGCATTCATCAGGATGCCGGGTTTCAGCATCTTGACGTTGGCCTGGGCCAATGTGCCATAGAGCTGAGTGAGGAGGGTCGAGGTGAAGGCGGTCGAGGTCGAACCGAGAATCTGGCCAGAGGGCAAGAGCTTGGTCAAACCGGCGGGCTGGTTCACCGAACCCGAACCGTAGAGCATCGACCGGTCCATCTCGACACCCATCTGGGCGCGGAGGTCATCCAACACCCACTGGTCGGCGCTCATCCGGCTCGACTTCAAGAGGTCGTTCGAGATGGGCACCAAACAAGCCAGCTTCTTGGAGTTGAGCTTGATGTCACCGGTCACCTGCTGAGTCTTGGTGATGGCGGCATTCTCGCCGACCCAGTTCGTGGTGCCAGCGGTGTTGATCCGGGGGATGGTGATGTTGCCATTCACCAGGGGGATTCGACGGGCACCGAGAGAGGTCGCGCCAATGGTGGTGTACAGGGGCAAAATCAGTTCGTCCGAGAGAACCTCGGGAACCGTGGAGCCGCCTTCCGACAGGATACTGGCGCTGAGGGCCTTGGTATCCGCTTCAAAACCCTTCATCAGGAGTTCGTCGTGAGGATACATTTCCTTGGCAAAAGCCTCAGCCCTGCGGGAATCGCCCTGGCCCAAGGCAAGCGCCTTGATGTGGCGCACGGCGGTGATCTCTTTCGAGACCGGCACGGGCTTGGATTTGTCGATGACGCCCGGGGCACCGCCACCGAACAGCACCGGCCTTGACCTTCGCTTCAACCATGGTGTCAAGTTCTTGCTGAGTCATAACTAGACCTCCTTGATCTACTTGTCCGCACTCGCGGAAGAAACTGCTTTGTACTCAATCGACAACAGGTCGATCTCTTTGGGATCAAGTCCCTTTCCAGCCGGGGGCACATTCCCGTCAAGCTCCGTCTGGGGGGTGTCTTCGGTGCCGGACTGGCCTTCAGGTTCGGAGCCATCGCCATCCATCAATCCCTTGTAGTGAGCCATGATCCCCTTGCACGTGCTGGAAAACGAATCGTGCATAGCCTGGATGTCATCAAGCCCCTTCTGAAGATGCGCCTTGGTAGCTGTCGACAACTTCGCCCCAGCCTTGGGAACGATCTCGTCAAACAACCCCTTGACCATGGTTTCGAGTTCAGCCTTCAGTTCGGGAGTCACCCCGGCAGGAACGGCCTTCGGTTCCTTGGTTTCCATAAGTTCCTCCAAAATCTTGATTTGCTTCTCGTCCAGGCTTTTGGCCATTTTCGCTGCCTGTAGGACTGCGTTCGGGTTCATCGGAACCGATGCGGCAGAGACTTCCAAAAGCTCGGCCCGTTCGATATACCGGCCACGCCTCCACGAATCCCGTTTTAATGCCACAGGGTCGTTGCGCTCTTTCTGCTCCAGGGGGGTTAGCCCAACGGAAACGGCGAAAAGGTATTTGTTGACGTAGGCGTTGTAAACGGTGTCGGCCAACAGGGCGTGCTCGGAAGGCGTCTCAGGATTGGTGCTCAATTCTCCGA